GTGGTCGTGTACGAACCTGTTACGATCATTGGAAGTCACTTTGCAGATAATGCGAGGTGGCTTTTTTTGTTGTTAAAATTTGCGATTCAAGATTTTTTAGACGATAGAGAGTTTAAAAATCTCTCTACTACTACAATTACCAACTACAAAGATATTCTTAAACAATTTTTAGATTTCTGCAACGAGAATGAAGTCTTAAATGTTCAAGATATTACCCCTAATACAGTGAAGAAGTTTCTAATTCATTATCAGAAGAAAGGAAACAATGTCACTACTACTAATTCTAAGCTTCAACGTATTAAAGCCTTTCTTAATTACATGATTGAGATTGAGGTTATTTCTAAGAGTCCTGCGGATAAGATTAGGCGTTCTAAAGAGGATATTAAGATTGAAGTGTTTACGGATTATCACATTAAAACTATGTTGAACTACTACAGACGCATAAAGCAACGAGAGAAGGCTTTCTTTGCCTATAGAGATTACTGTATGATAGTCACTTTGTTATCAAGTGGAATTAGATTAACAGAAATGTGCAATTTGAGATGGAATGATATTGATTTTAGAAATGAAACTTTAGGTGTACTAGGTAAGAACCGTAAATATGAAACAATTCCTTTAACGGATAAGTTAATTAAAGAACTATCTGCCTACAAAATGTATTGTGAACAAACAGTTGGTAAAGATGATGTGAATGAATTTGTATTTACTAATGTTTATAACAAGAAACTTACACCTGACGCAGTTAAAAGTATATTTAAAAGACTATCAAGGGTTATGAATTTTAAAGATGTACGTTTATCTGCTCATACTTTTCGTCACACCTTTTGCCAACGTTGTATCCAGTCGGGAATGAGTACCTTTGCTATACAGAAGCTTATGAGACACAGCTCTATAGCAGTTACAGAGAAATACGCAGCGATGTGGGGGAATGATTTAAAAGAGCAAAATGATAAACATAATCCCCTTAACAATTTAGATATTTAATCAACTGAAGACTTATGTAACGAGTAAACAAAAAAGAGGTAGGACGCTCACAACGTCTTACCCCTTTGTGACATTTTGGACTAACCAAACCAAAACATCAAATATTGACAATTTGATTGTACCTTTTTTAAAAAGTGAGGTCAAGTAGGTTAGTTCAATCTGTCCATTCAATCGAACGTATGTTTCTAATGAGTGGAGGATAATCTAATGAAAAGTGGAAATATTAATCAATATAAAAGTTTGAGTCAATTTGATACTTTGAAGTCTTTTAATAACTCTATAGAGCAGTGGATGGTCGATTGTAAGAGTAAGTTTACTAAGGGTGAATTGGTAGCCCTAAAACGCCTTGTACGCTTCTCTGCTAAGGTGTTTGGAGTATGTAATGCAAAGATAGGTACAATAGTTAAAGCCACTCATGAGGGTACTGTAGGCATTTCCAGAAGCACATTCAAACGAATGTTAAAGAAGGCGCAAGAAATGAATCTTCTTACTGTTCATCATACTTTTAATTATGGTAAACAAGGGCATAGTGTTTATGTATTCAATCCCTATCAATCTATGAATCAACAACAAGATGTATCTATTTCAGAATCAATTGAACCACTGCAACAGGAGCAAATTGAACCACTAGAAAACTATACTTCTCTTAAAACTAACAATATAAATAATAAAGAACGTAGCAGTGATCGATTAGATAAGAAATACACCTCTTCAAATGTGCCTAAAGAGTTCACTGATCTAGCAGGTTGTTATTATGATGACTATAAAGTTATTGAAGAGCTTTATAAATGTGTAAAATTATCTACACGTTATTACTCTTACTATACGCAATCAGACCGTACAGAATTGGCTTGCAATGCCTTTAGACAACTAATTCGTAACATAAAGCAAGGTAAAGGTGTGAAGAATATTTACGGCTATTTCTGGGGCATTCTGAACAGGATTATGGATAATGAATACTCCATGTGGTTGTTCGGAGAGAGTGCTTGATATACCTGACTTCAATTTTAAGGTGTCTATCGTCCTTTCTTAGAGGTTTAAATTTAATTATAGTGTAATTAGTCTCTTTGATATTAAAACACCTTATAAGAGAAAATAAACAATATTAAGTGTAATTATAAAATAAGATAAATTTATCCACTGTAAGTATGTTAAGAAATTTTAAAATCGCTGAATCATGCATCACTGTAGGCTTTATAAAGGTTAGGTGATTTTCTCTTATTATGATATAAGAAAAATTCATGTCCAAAAGCTTGATACCCTCAAATCCCTTGTGAGAGTAAGGCTCAGAGAATTAGCAAAAATTTTTGCTTAAAAAGTGAAAGCCGAAACCCATTGGTACTATTGAGTTTATCGCACATTTGGAGTGAATTTGTAGAATAGTCTTTAAAGGAGACTCTAGGGCAGGACACTGTGTCCAGTCCTGAAATCTCATTTCACAAGTTTGTGAAACAGGGGTCAAATTTAACCCTAGTATCAAATTCGATACACAGGTAAGGTCTTAGGTATTTCTCCTATGACCAAAGAGAGGTCTTCCGATTTTCAGCGACTACCGTATAGAGGTCGTCACTGTTTCAGTTACGAGTGAAGAAAGTTTGTGAAGTGACCACATTCTAAAACGAACCGATTTCCCTTGCCACCATTAGTGTTATGCGCTTTCAAAAAACCAAACTAAGTTTGTGAAAAGTGCTCTCAAGCTATATGGCTCTAGGGTTACGGCTATTTTGAGTTAGCAGTGGTTAAAGGAGGTATTTTATAAAATTTATGTGTATAAACTATAAACGCTCAAACCCCTTGGGAGAGTAAGGCTCTAGCGTTTAGCATCATATTACCTTAAATTACCAAACGTTAAACTCCTTGTCTCTCTAAGGCTCAAGGTACTTCAGAGTCAAAAATCTAGAATAGTCGTTAAAGGAGCATAAAAAACTCTTTACCTAACTAAAGTGTACAAAACTCAATCATATCAAGGGTTAGAGCAATCACTAAATAAAAAGATAACCGTCTTTAAAGGAGACAAAAAAGCGATAGGGTGAGTTTCAATTCAGAATCCCTTTAAATCAACATTAATGACGCTGAGTTTCATTTTACACTTTTTTACATATCGTCAAATCCATTGTCATATATAACCTTTAAGGGTGTCTATATCGAAAAATTATAATAGTCTTTAAAGGAGGCACTAAAAAATGTGTCACGATGAGTTTTAATTCAAAATGTTGTTAAATCAACGTTTATAGAACTGGATTTACTTTTACATTTATTTACATACCTCTAAAACCCTTGTGACTACTACGTTTAAAGGGTGTTAATAGCGAAAAAAGATAATTCGCTGTTAAGGAGCTTTTTTAAAATGTAACGCACGAGTTGCAAAGTGCCCTTTCATCAAGAATGCTCAAACTCCATGTGGGAGTAGAGTTAAAGGGGTGTTGAATGAGGAAAAAGATAATCGTCTTTAAGGGAAGGGTTATATATGTGAAGTTTTAGAAAAGTTCTATATCCTTTATCAGAGTAAGGATTAGTAAGATCAAGCAAATTTCCTTATTGTGATAAGTGATATAAAATTTATGTCCACATTTAGAAAAACGTTGTATCTGTTGGGAGAGTACGACTTAAAGAGTATTGGCAAAATTGCTTATTAAGGTAAGGGGATAAAAACGTGTATAAATAGAAAAGTGCTAAACCTCTTGTCACTCTAAGGATAACAGTTGTATGGTAATTTCTTTTATTATGGTAAGACATATGAAAAATGAATTTAGGAAAATAGAGAATTCCTGAACCTATTGGGAGAGTATGATTACAGGCTACATGGCAAAACGCTTATTATGGAGAGACGAAGAATGTTTGAAGTTTAGACACCCCTCAAACCCTTGTGGCTCTAAGACAATAGGCTACGTTGCCAAAACGCTTATTATGGAGAGACGAAGAATGTTTGAAGTTTAGACACCTCTTAACCTCTTATGGCTCTAGGTGTATTAGTACTATTGCATTTTTCCTTATTATGAATATAAGCTCAAAACAAATTCCGGTTTATAAAAATCTCAAATCTCTTGTCTCCGTTGAGGTTCAGGAATTAGTAAATTTTAAGCACTTTTAGTGAACTCTTGAAAGTCTTGTGGGAGTGAGAGTCTGGCGATTATAAATGTGAAATTTAGAATAGTCTTTTAAGGAGCTTTTCATTGAGTATTGGATAAATCTAATATTGAATGAAGGGTTTTTATTTATTTTTCCCTTCAACTTTACTTAAAGTCATAATAATATTTCCTACTTTCACTTTTTTTACTTTTCTCACTTTCCTTGTTTGGAGTGTCGTCATGGCACTCCTATTTTTCTATCTAAAACTATATTTTTTTAGTTATATTTTTAACCATTAGGAAAGGAGTGAACAGGATGGACTTTAATTCAATCCCCTATGAACTAATTGCAGGACAAGGAGTATTTGGTGTCTTGTTTATTTGGTTACTACTTACAACTATGAAACGTGCAGAGCAGCGTGAAGATAAACTAATTGCTCAAATTGAAAAGCAAAACGAAAGCCAATCACGTATTGTGAAAGCCGTTGAACGTCTAGAAAAACAAATCTCTACATTGAAATCAAAGTTTTAATATGCCCATCAACTTGAAAGGAGTGAGGAAAGTGTAAAAGTGAATAGTAAAACAAAAATATTTAAAATTTTAATCTAAAAGGAGATGGTTATGTGAGTGAATCTTTTACTCAAGAACAGGTTAATGAAGCAATTGAGAACGCCAAGAATGAATGGATTGAACAAGAACTTAATCCAATTGCAACTGAGCGTGACGACTTACTTCAATATAAACCTAAAGAATTATCAGAAGCAGAGAAGGCTTTTCAACAACAACAAGCCGAATTTAATCAACAGAAAATTAGTTTTGCAATTGAAAAAGCAGGATTAACTGAGTTTGCAGAGTTTTTACAGGTAGATGATTTAGAGAAATTAGAAGATAAGATTAATAGCTTTAATGACTTACTAACTAATGTAAAGAATCAAGTTAAAGTTGAATTAGGTTATAAACCTGCCGATCACAGAAAAGATGATGAATACTCCGTCTTTGAACAAAATAAAGACGTAAGAGGTATGATTGGAACTAAGTTTGCCAAATTATTCAAATAATAAATAAAGCTTATATATATAAGGTACGCTTAGTACTAAGTTTGCTAAATTATTTAAATAGTACATAAAAATTATATAACAAAATTGTTTTAAACGTCCTAAAAGGGCGCTTTTTTTATACCCAAAATACAAATTAAAAGGAGAAATGTTAAATGTTTACATCTAAAAATTTCACACAATCTGAGGTTATTTCATTATCTAAGGAAATCGCATTAATTGGAGTAGAAGCAACGCCATTCACATCATTACTAATGAGCAAAGGCAATATTGAAAAGGCACTAAGCACTGTATATACGTGGAGAGAAAAGACTATTGATACTACAGATGATATTAGTGCCGTAGAAGGTTCAGACGATATTGTTTTCTATGAGTCTGCTAGAAAAGAACTTAATAACGTATTAGAAATCTTCTCTAAAGGTGCTAAGATTTCAGGAACTGCAATCGCTATGCAATCAGGTCAATTGGATCAAGAGATTGCGGAGAGAATCCTTGAATTAAAAATTAATATGGAAAAGAAATTCTTATTAGGAACTAAAGATACAGGTGAAGCTTCAGGTATTCGTAGAATGGGTGGCCTTGTTGCATTTGCAGATGAGGGTAACGCAGTTCCAGTTACTGGTGCAGTTACAAAAGATACGATTAAACAGGCTATGCGTAACCTATGGAATCAAAACTTGGCAGAAGGACAATATTACCTATTTGTAAATGCCGACATTAAAGAGCAAATTGACGCTTTATATGAAGGTGCATATGGTTATCAACATAAAGAAACTAACTTTGGTCTTATTGTAGAGACGCTTAATACAAACTATGGAGTTGTAAATGTAGTTCTTTCTAAACATGTACCAGCCGATAAAGCAATTCTATTCAATGATGCTTATGTAGACCTTGCTTATCTACGTCAACCACACTTTGAGCCACTTGCAAAAACAGGTGATAACGTGAAAGGGATGGTTATTGCAGAAGCGACACTTAAAGTAGGTTCTAAGAAAGCAGTAGGAGTTATTACAGTAACACCGCAGGCTTAATAAACTAGTCCAATATTCTAATCTAAAAGGTGGGGTATGGGCTAGTTTTAGTCTGTGCCCCATTTTTTTTTTATTAGAAGGAGGACGCAATGTTAACAGAACGAGAAAGTTATTGGATTAAACGTAAGAGAAACAAAATTAAAATGATTGACCTTGCCAAGTATATAGGCATTAGTCAAGCAGCCGTAAGTAAGTTTGAAAATGGAAAGATAGATTTTAAAGAGAGAAATTTAGAAAAATACAAGGAATTTATAGATAGTTATGAAAGGAAAGGTGAAAAAGGTGAGAGGTTTTAGGATATAGCCACTCTCTTTGTGTACGCTCATTTAGGGTGTTTCAAGGAGATATGGCAAAATCTATATCAATTGTACTTGATGGAGTTGCAACACTTAACACATGGGTTATGGCCAATTTTAGAGCCTAATCCTGTTTATTATGCTTAAAGAAAGTTTAATGAAACAATTACCCCCATTTGTAAATGAAACTCAATTGGAACATGACTTGATGCTTGGTGATGATGTAGATAGCTTCTTGGGGTGTAATTTATTACAAGAGATAACTAACGGTAAATGGAAGGTAAACTATTACTTCAATTTTCAAAACACATATCAAATAAATAAAACGTCCTTAAAGCCTATTGGTGTTGATATGGCTCTAGGACGCTCAATACGCACGTTTGATAATCATTTAACACAATTGTTCCCCAACAGTTATGCTAATCAAAACTGCGTTAATTTGAATGTTTACAATAACATCACTGTCCAATCATATGCTAAAAAATACCCATTGTCAACATTGTTGTTAATTATGAGTATATATGACATTCCATTGCCAAAAACACAGTTAGGTAAAGAAATATTGTTATCTGTAGACTCATCACATAAGGGTTTCTATGCTTCAAATAGCTATTTTAAAAGTATCTATATCAATTGGTTAGAGGAAATTGGCTATACAGAGTTGATAGATGTTTTGGACAAAAGGAATAAAGAATATTTTCATAAGGTACAGAACCATTACAACTTAAATGATAAAATTTTACTTAATGAAGAAGGACGTTTACATACCAACATTATGATAAATGAGATACAGCCTCATTTTGATTACAAATTAAGCTTACCAGAAGAGAAGTTTAAGTTAAAAAAGAAATATAAACATATTAGAACACATGCCTATGATAAGCTACCGCCAACGGATCAAATTATTAACCTTGTTTATCCATATAAAGATAAGGTTATGTACAACTATATTCCGCAGGATTAAGTCTTGCGGAGTATTTATTTTAACTAAGGAGACGATCATATGAAACAATCTAAATACTTTTTTTGCTACAATGCACGTTTATCTACATTTCTAAGAGAGGTTAAGCAATTGGACTACATTACTATTGCCAAACATCCAGCGTCAGATGCGAAGTTTACCCTATTTGAGCAAAGTGAGGCTCTTCAAATTGGAATTAAAGAATATAAACAGTTAACTAAGTAATACCGATATAAAACTTAAACATTAAACTAATACGATTAATCAGGAGAGATATATATGAAAATTGAATTCATAAAAGATGGCAAAGTATTTAAGAATCATAGAGTTATGTGTGAGGAGTTGGGATTAACTTTTAAGAACAATACTAATAGTAAGAAGTCTCAACTCAAAGAATTAAGCTGTTATTGCGATTGGCATAAATCAGGACATTCAATTGTAATTGATAAAGTATTTGAAGTAGCTCATAAGAAGGTGGAGAACAGAGGGAAGTCTAGTGTCTATAGTGATATGGTACAGGCTCTAATCCTTCATACACTTGCAAAGTCTAAAAACAAACAAATTGCGATTAGTCGAAATAATTTACTGTATCATATCAACATGATTAATCAAAACTATGGGTTTTGTAGTATTAATGTTGGTAAGTTATCGAGGTATCTTTCAATAGAAGAAGATGTTGTGTATGACTTTTTTAATAAAAGCAATGGAAGCTTAAAAGGAGTTATAGAAACAGCTATCTGTAACTTAGAGAAAGATAACATTATAAAATATGAAAGAACATTTAAAGTACGTGAGATGGATAATCAAAATCACAGAGAAGCTAAAGCAGAAGAGAAATACATTATCAATGCTTGTAACAAAGAGATATTGGATAAGTTAGGATATAGTTCTATTTCAGATGTAATGATGACAAGAGATTGGTTTGAGTTCAAACATGAGTCTCAAAAAATGATACAGAAACAAGCTAATATTGCTTATTACTATAATGCTTATAAACTAGTACTCTGTGATGAATACTTAAATGAAGATTCTCTTGAAGAGTTCATATTAGCTGAGGATCAAAAAGTACAATTAAGAGAGCAGTTAAATGCCACAGTGAAAGAACAATTTATGTTAAGCGCTCAGAAAAGACATGATAAAGGGTTCAATAGTCGTAAAATGAGTAAGCACCGTATGGATACTAACTATTTAAAGCATATGGATACACTAATTCAATTATTAATTGATGACTCTCAATTAGATATACACCAAGCTATTTCAGAAGTAGATGATTATACAATTGAAGGAGACTTAGCTAGAGAGATGGAAGAATTGTCTTTTGGACTCTAAAAAATCGACCATTTTTCTCTGCTATTATATAAAACCTATAACAGTATATAAGAATGAGCGATTTTATATATTATTGTAGTTTGAATGTAAATAAAGAATATCCAACGCAAATACGTCAGTATTTAAGTTGAGATGTAGACTAAGCTCGCTTAGGATGCATCTGAATAATCACTACATAAAGTTAGAGAACGTAACGAACATATACCATACACATAACGAGAAGCAAGCTACCGCAAGTCTAAGCAAAGTGCGCTTATCCTTTTGCTTGCCATCTAAAAAGAAGAGCACTTTTTATCTGTCACAATTCTTTTTTTTATTAATCAATCACATAACTAATATTTAATCAAATGGAGGAATCGAAATGGAAAATAATCAATCATTCACAGAGTTAGTAGACGAGACTAAAGGTAATATTACTGAGTTAGATCAATTAATCTTAGAGATAAGACAGGATGCAAAGAAATTTCAGGAGGAAATAAAAAATATACCCAATTATTATGATGAAATCTTAGAGGTTATAGCTGAGATTAGAGAGCGAAATGAAGCCTATAGAAAAGAAACGGTGTCTCTTTTTAAAGAAGCAAGAGGTGAAGCAGTATGAATATATATGAAGCATTAAAGCAAGTTGAGGAGAAGAAGGCTCAATACTTTCAGTGGAAGCATGATATTCGTTATGATCGTACAATTCCTAAAAAAACAGAGGAGGAATTCTTAAAGCAGGTTGACCGTAAGACATTGAATCCTTTTATAAAATGGGAGAAAAGTGGAGAATACAAGTCATTAATCTTATTACTTTTAGGAAGCCAAGTATCTCAGGACTTACAAGACGTTTATAACGCTGTCTTAGATAAGGCTAAAAATGGTGATAATATCAACGACTTTATGAAGTTGTATAAGGAAATCAATAGTAACGCAGAATTAGCAGCGAAGAGTTTTAATGTTATTGAAGAAGATGAAGAGGAAGAAGATGACGGATTAGAGGTTTAAAAAGTGATTCACTTTTCGGATTGCAGTTTAAATATATTCGAGTGTGCGCTGATATTTTCGGATTGCACATTGACGTTATCAAACTGCAATCGGTCTTCACGTTTGGAAACTGTTGATATAACTGGTACTATACATTATCGAACTGCAATCAGGTTCAAGTCCGACTGCAAGCATGTTGCCACAGGACTCTACGTTGCAATTAACTTTTGTTTTATGACTAATGATGCAACTAAATGCAAATTTAGATAAGGAGGTAAATAGATGACAATTAAACCTACAACAATGAAAAAGCTTAAATTGATCGAGAAAGATTTTATAAAGTATGCAAAGAACCATATTAAAATTATTGATAACAACAATGACACTATTCCTTTTGTTCTCAACAAAGAGCAAGAGGATTTTTTATATTCAATGACCAAATTCAATATCATTCTAAAAGGGCGGCAAATAGGCTTTACAACCTTTTCATTAGCATACATGCTTTATTCTGCTTGTACTAGACCTGATACCTCTTATCTTATTATGACTCACCATAGTAACGTTACATCTTCTATATTTAATAAATTGAAAAAGATGTACAACTCTCTGCCTCATGAAAAATTTCCAGACTACTTTCCAAAGATTAAAATTAGTAATAGAGCCGAGTTAACACTACAGAATGGAAGTCGTGTCATGGTGGCAACGGCAGGTGGAGATGATTCAATTTCAGGTAACACATTTCAAATGATTCATTTGTCAGAGATGGCAAAGTATCCAACAGAAGCACAGGAGGAAATCATTGCAACGGCTATACCTGCACTTGCCAAGAACCCTGATAGTCGTATTGTTATTGAGTCAACGGCAATGGGTTATAACGAATATCAAAAGATGTTTATGAAGGCTCATAGAAGTAAAGATTCAGTGTGGAAAGCACACTTCTATTCATGGTTGGCTAGTGCTTATTCTAATCAATTTAAGCATACTTTTGATGAAGCCGAAGCATGGTATAAGGCTAATAATGGACGTAGAATGAGTAAGAAGGATTTAGAATTTGATGAGATTGAATTACATAATAGTTATAAAGCAAACTTTAGACAGTTAATGTTTAGACGTTATTACATACAGACTAACTCATTAGAAAAATTTAGACGTGAATTTCCAACTACGCCTGATGAAGCTTTCCTTACAACTAATACATCTGTTTTCGATACTATGAAAATTATTAAGCGTATTGAAAACGTAATGCCACCATTAAAAGGTAGAGAAGTATTAACGGAGTTACCACAAAGTTTAAAGCAGTATCTTAATAAACAACTCTTTATTTATCATCTACCTAAAAAGGGAGAACGTTGTTTTGCAGGCGTGGACGTGGCTAGTGGTAGTGGGGGAGATAATGATTCATCTACTATGAGTATATTTGATAATGAAGGTCAACAATTAGCTTCTTTCTATTCCAATGAGATTCCAGTATATGAGTTTGCAAAAATAGTAAATGACTTAGGCAAGTTCTTTAATTATGCTTTTATTTGTGTTGAGCGAAACTATTTAGGAAAACCGTTACTTGAACGACTGCGTAAAGAGTTAGGTTACATGAACCTGTTGAAACAACGAATGTTTAATGAAAAGAATAAGAACAAGATACAGTTAGGTTTTATGACTACCGATACCACTAAGCCTACATTAATTAGTGATATGAAAACTAACTTTGAGTTAGGCCTTATCAATATAGAATGTGTTCAAACCTTAGAAGAAATGAAGATATATGAAGAGGTTAACGGTAAGTTTGGTAACAAGAAAGGGAAAGGTCTGCACGATGATTTAGTTATATCTGTAGCAATGGCAAGCCAAGCACTAAAAGAAAACAAATACTATGTAGCAATTTAGAGGTTTAGTTCAGTTGAACTAGACCTTTTATTATGAGGAGGAATGTATATGGGCATTGACGAGTATGTACAATTCAAACATAACAGTAACTCAAAATGGTTTATTGAAGAGGTATCCAGTGTTAAGAATCAAGCGAGAGTACAACGTGTACTGGAACTAAAGGAGTACCTTGATGGAGAGCATGATATTTTATATTCACCTAGTTACGAATATAATGGGAAGACATTTGAACCAAGAAAGATTGTTCTTCAATATGCAAAGACTATCCTCAACTTTCAGACCAGCTTCCTTATGGGGAATCCTATAACACTAACAGGTAAAGAGAATGTACAGAAGGAATATCAAAAGGTTTATAAGCGTGGCAACTTCCATACAGTTAATCGCAAGATCACAGATAAGTTGAATAAGTATGGAAGTTGCGCAGAGTATGTATACTTGGATAGTGATAAGAAGATTAAGAGTAAGGTAATTGATCCTTCCGAATTGTATCCAGTGTATGACCATGAGAATATGTTAGTAGCAGTTATACAGGCTAATATGGTTGATAACATTCAATACTATACTGTATTCAAGCATGATACTGTTGAGCGTTATGGTATGAAGGGAGATAAGTTACAACTTATTAGTGTTAACCCTTCTTTAACAGGACTACCTATCATCTATCACACTAATGATAATGAGCAGAATGAGAAGGAAGGTAGAAGTTCATTAGAGGATTATAAGCGTATCCTTGATACGTTAGAGCAATTGATTAGTAAGTTTGTTGATTCTTTTTACAAGACACATTCCCCAGTACTCGTTACAGTTGGCCAAGGTATTGCAAAGGACAGTAATATACCATCTAATATAGCAGGTGTAGGATTAAGACTTGATGACGCAGGTGACGCTAAGTTTCTTGTTCCAACTTTAGATAGTAAGTCATTCAGAGAATCATATGATACGTTATTACAATCTCTGTTAGATGTGTCGCAAACTCCTGCCGTTAGTATGAATAAGACAGATATAAGTAACCTATCAGAGACAAGTATTAAGATGTTATTTCAATTGGCCATTATTCGAGCAGGGATATATGAGGACATTTTAAGAGAAGGTATTGAGCAGCGACATGAAAAGATTAAAGTATTATTAGCCCTAAATGGTGTAAAAGTAAATGAAGATGATTATGACACATTGGATATGGTATTCAATTTAGCTATGCCAAGTAACGATCAAGAGACTATTGAGAAGTTAAGTAAACAATTTAATGATGGGGCATTAAGTGTTGAAAGTTACCTTGAACAATCTCCTTTTGTAAATAATCCTAAGTTAGAGATGAAACGGTTAGGTGAAGAGAAGGACAAGGTTGTCCAAAAGGTTGAAGACAATAAAGATAAGGATATAGATAACGATAAAGTTAAAGAAGAATTGTAAGTTTCAAGATGAAATTGCCTTTCTAAAGGGGTGTCACAAATACGATCCTCCTAAGTTTAAGGCGATAATAGCGCACTCAGGTCATTACTAAGTCTAAGGTGAACTAATGGTACATTCAGGTCAGAATCTATATAGTAGCAACTGGATACAAATGATACATAAGAGTATGAATGAGGATAAGAAACTATTGTAGGTGGGGTAGTAATTGGGAATATGTATGACAAATTAGACGTATAAAGGATTAGGATAATATAGAGTGGTGTAGTTAAAAGAAAACGTTGATATATAGGGGATTATGGTTAAAGATGATATAGCGACTCACACGCACATATTATTGTCATTTATAAAGTTTAAATACTTGACCATTTTCCTCTCCATTTTATTCATTTTTAAAAATTTTTCAGATGGATAATCAACTATTAAACTACTGTTATAAATAAGAACGAATGTTTGTATTTTATCGATTGTCCGTATAATTTAATTTATACGACAGTTAAACACCTTAAAAATATGCAATATTCTTAGTTAGGATGGGGAGAGGGATGACTTAAAAACGTTGGTATATCAACAATGTATAAAATCCTGTATATTCTATAAAATGGGTAGTTGTAGAAACGTTGATATATCAATACTTCACAAACTATCTAACTTCCTAGAACAAGTATTATGTAAACTAAAATTGAATGTGATATACGTTAATATGTATAGAATATGGCTCTATAAGGCTTATATTGAGCAGTATTTAAGGATATATAGCGTTACCCCTAGTTGCCTAAATAAGTCCTTAGCATACCTATTTACACACCCACAAAAAAATAGAAAAATATTAAAGTTTCTTACAGTGCTTCCATCAATCATCTCTTTATGTTACTAGTTTGCTTAGTATAAGGTAATAAATGAGGTGATAATACAACATGACTAAACGTACTGCTTCAGGACTTGAATATGAAATAATTGGTGAGGATAAGACAATCGAATACATAGATGATGAAGGACGACTAGTACAAGAACATCCTAGGAGAAAGTATAAAGGAAGAGGAAAAACAGAATTACAGGCTAGATTTATCTTCCCAAAAATTGAAGGAAAGAGTCCTCAGGAATCAAAGGAGTTAACGATAAAGAAGATAAATGATGTATTCCATGAGATTGGTATTTGAGCCAGTCTCTTTTTTATTGTCTAAAGGAGGAATAAGAATGAATAACATTGATCGTTTAAAAATGGAAATTGAAGGATTTGAATTACCTGATGAGAGGTTAACTGTTCATCTTGAAGAAAATGAATTAATGGCTACAGGAGAATATAATGCTCAATCTAAAACAAATAAACGTAACATTTACAAGGCTGCGCTTTCTGTATTAGAGAGTATGGCCAATAATCCTAACTATATGAAGAACTACAAAGTTGAAGATACGTCTGTTTCGTATTTACATAACAATTTAATGAAGCGTATTGATGACTTGCAACGTAAAATTCGTGTTATGGCTACAGATGAAGATGATAATGAAAATGGCTTTTTTATGTTGTTTTCATAAGTAGAGGAGAAATTATCATAATACCAATCACGAACATCTGTAAGTGGCTTCATGTCCAAAATTCGTCAGCCTAAAAAGAAGGCGAACTCCATTTCAGACGTATTGAGTAAGTATAAAAGGTAACTCGATCTTCTATTTTGATCTTCAATTTTCATTACCCACTTCGTTACCGAACATAAAAAATAACGTTACCCATATCGTTACCGCCTACGTGGGTAATTACCTGAGCGTTGGGTAACGTGAAAATGATGAGTCTCATTTTCGGGTAACGTTATCTCTCTTGTGGAGGAGCTAATTGAATTACTTATATATTGAATCGAACAATGTCTTGTTGGATTAGAGTTTGAATAAGTTGTTTACATTGTTCGGAATCCAATCCAATTTCATCAAAAATATTTTCGTCAATTTGAGCTAATTTGTAGTCGATTTCTCGATCATCTAAATCAGATAAAAATGAAAATAACATCAGCGTCACTTTCCTTTAGGCTTAATTTTTTGACCATCTTTAATTGTTTGATCGATGAATTGATCTAAGTTGCTTTGCATTCAAACACCAACTTCTACATCTATTGTGATAGTTAGCCTGTCCATAACAAAGAGAACTATTCATTTTCTGTAAATATAAATAAAATTTAGGAGGGGATAGGATGTTTAATTATTTTAGTGTTCCTATAAATGAATTTCAATTTATTCTAGAGCAAATGGGAAAAGAAATTTTGATTAATGATGAGACTAGAAAAGTATTGCTAACCAATAAGACATTTAGAAATGAATTTGAACAATACACTCTACATTCTGCTATTCCATTTAAACGTGGAGATCATATTCAATACGCAGATAATCATTACTTAGTTGTAAGTGATACACCTACTCAATGTAACAATAAATATAAAGGCCTTATACAACATTGTAATTATCAATTTGAAATTGAATATCAAGAAGAAGGAACACAAGTATGTGAACGGGTTCAAACAGGTACAAAATGGAATGGAGAACCTATTTATGAAACTGTATGTACAGGGGAGCCTGGTCAAACTGTTTATAGATATATTCCAATGATTATTGAAAACAGAAGTTATACAGTTAATGATGGAGCGATTACTACATTAGATAAGCAGATGACAATGACAGTCCAAGATAATGAAGAGAATAGAACTAAATGGGGAGCAGTAGAGAGTGAATTGATGCTACATGAAGAAACATATCGAGTCATTAATATCGATAAAACTCAAACAGGGTTATTAATCTTAGGATTAGAGAAAACAGTTACCGCAACGACTACTGCATAG